TAACTTTGGAATTTGAATTTTAATAATAAGTGTCCGGGGGTGTCCCTATTTTGTTAAATGGCCCTGATACATTTGCGGTAATGCCACAAAAAATATTACCCACGGGTACAGATTTTAACATTACGTTAGGCCCTCTGTATTGAATTCCTTTTTTACCTAAAAAAGATGGGTTAGAAGACGGTTCGGTCATTTATTTATCAGATGACAAAAAGTTTTTGAATTCTTCTTCTGTCATTATTGGTATTCCCATTTGATGCGCTTTTTCCATTTTAGAAGTAATAGTTCCCAGACTTCTAACTATTAAAACACTGGTAGCACTCGTGACACTCGAAGAAATAGTTCCCATATTGTCATAAATCATGTCTTCTAGTTCATAAGGAACACTTGACATGAATCCAGATAACACAAATGTTTTTCCCTGTATTTTAGGATCGTATCCTTTGGTTTTTAGCAAAGATCTTTTTCTTGTCATTTCTTGCATTGCAACAGTTATGTCTTCTTCATTTATATCTAAAAGCATTTTACGAAGTTTAGGTATCTCTTCTGACACTGTAGCTATTCTTTTAGGACCGAAACCTGGCAATTTTTTTGCTTTTTTGAGTTTCTTCATTTTATCAGAGATTTCTTGAGATGTATATTCCACCTCCAGGAGATCGGGAAAAACTTGTAATAATTGTTTGATCAACTTTCTCCCGACTTTTAAAGGTACCCCGGTTATAGCAATCAAATATCTGTCTAACGGGGTGCTTCTAAGACACTTTCTAATAGCTTCGTATATAGAAGTGGCTTTTTTAACCCCAAAGCCTTTGAAAGATTTAATTTTGTCTATAGAAGCTTTGGTTACACTTTTGATAGTTATCAATCCGTTTTCATAAAATTTTTTAATGGTTGCCGGTCCTATCCCCTTTGCTTGTATAGTTTGAAAAAAATGCAAAATTCTTGCTTTTTGAACTTGCTCATTTCCGTCTATATCGTCCAGTTCAATGTCGAGTTCTTCTCCTCTGCTATTAGATCTCCAATGCCAGTCATACTCATCATCTGGATATATTATTTCTATATTTTCGTCGACTTCGACATGATGAATAACCGGTATCACATCCCCACCTCTTCTAATTTGTATATTTGTTCCAAAACCCATGTGCCAATCTCTTACATGCGCTGCATTATGCGCAGTTGCTCTATGTAATCTAACACCATCTATATACACACTTTCATAAATAGCTACTGGAACATATCTACCATATCTAGAAATACGCCATTCGACATCAGTAATTGTGGTATCTCTTATTTGTTCTTCTAAAATAGCTTTGAAAGCTACAGCATGTTTTGGGTTTTCTAAGACTTGAGAAACAGTAAGTTGTATATCATATTGTAGAACCAAGCCATCTATGTCATAAGGACTGTCTATTCTTTTTTGTTTATACATCATAAGGGTGTCAAACATGTATTTTCCACTCAAAAGACCATATTCGACAACTTTGAAACCGTGTAAATCTAAAATGCCGTATCTGCTTTGGATAGATGGCAATTTATTACTTTTATCTATTTTAACGACTTCATATGCGATAAATTCAACATCTGGTAAGAAACTAGTGACAACGCCAGAAGCTATCTGTGCGTTAACAAAAGTTCTGGAGGAGCTATATAGCTTTGCGTAACTGTTTCTAAATTGTTCTCGAGAAATGACGAATTCACCCCTTACAATTAAATCAATATCGTCATCTAATTGTTTAGGAATATTTTGGACATAATCTTTAACATATGTAATATCTCCTCCAGTGTTTCCATCACCTCTTGTATATATTTTAGAAATATTTCCGTTATTGTAAACCAAAAGACCACTAATGCCATCTAGTTTTGAAGACCAATAAATTTTGTTTCCACCGCTATTTTCTAGAAATCTCTTAAATTTTTGAGTTCCTGAATAAACTTTATTTAACGAAGGCATTGGCACAGGTAACTTTGCTCGTATTTTAGCAACAGGTAAGGCACCTACCCTTAATTTTCTCCTTTCTTTTGCTTTTTGACGTTTGTTCAATATAAATTCTAAACCATCAAATGCATTATCACTTAAACCACCTCCCTCGAAATTATGATATAAATAATTAGCCATGTCCAATAATTCTTGTAATTGCGGTGTTTTCAAGGTCTTAGCGTATTTGTCAGGATCTTTGTTGATAACTTTAGCTTCCTTAAAATATCTAGGTATACAAGTACCGTCGTGATATTCAACACAATGACAAGATTTTCGACATTCTTTTATAGTCATTTCACCGCAATCTTTAAAAATACAGGATTCTATGAATTCTTGTGTAAATATAATTTCTCTAATACTATTTGGATTTATACCCTTAGAAGCTGAAATTTGTTTAACACACTTGCGAAGTAACTTTATACTGTCATTCTCACTTAAATTTCTAGTAGTGGAAATTATTTCCACTAATTTTGAATGATAAGCTTCCATTTTTATATAAACTAATAAACTTAAGTCTTAATGAATTAAGTTACAAGATATTTGATATTTTGATAGCCAAATTTTGAAGATTTACTTTTGAAGATTTCTCAAATGCTTTATCGATTTGATCATCAAATTCTTTTTTGTTTATTTGATACTTATTTGCCAATCTTATGTGTTTTGATTTTCTCACAACAAAAGATTTTAACAAAGGACCTTTCATTTTCATTAAAAGATCTTTGGTGACCATAGTTTTATTCTTCCCATTATACATTTTAGAAGGAACTTCACCTTCTAGTTGCACCTCATATAAATATATTCTATTTCGCCCATGCATTTCTAATAAAGCATCCCCCGGAAACTTGTACAAATTAATCTTCTTTTTATCTTTCATATACTGAGCAAAAACTTTTGAATTATAGGCGGGATCATTTAACATCATGTTTGAACTAGAAGCAAAATAAAAGGTACTCCCTGTTTGTAGTAGTTTTAATTCTTCATCTTCAAAAGAAAATTTAGGTTTTTTAGTTCTGCAACCTTGTCCCCTGCCCACCCACACACAGTCATCACGATCGGCTTTAGGCCCTGTACAAAAAGGTGCAACGGTTTTTCTTCGCAATTTACCATCAGAAGTTTTGTAACAAGGGTCATCTTTCTTGAGACTCCTGAACCGATTTCCGTCCCACAGACCACGAGGTTGTTTTTTTGGTTTTGATTTTATTGGCGCAATTACACTTTTATCAAAAAAGGTGATCTTAAAATTGCTCGGGAGTTGTCTTTGATTCTCTTTTATATTTAATACATCCTGAAAATAATCTTTAACGGTATTTAAAATTGCAGGTGGCATTCCAAATCCGTAAAAATCTAAATAATAAGCAGTATAATAAACAGCCTCTGGATCATCTGTGACGTTCACAAGCCCCTGTCCTCTTTCCCCTCCTTCTTGCACACCAATTACTTCAAAAAGAAATGATGTATATTTAAGATCAATGATGTTTTTAGCGAGAAGAGCTGACTTTTCTGATTGGTCTTTCCACAAGTCCTGCCGGCCATGCATCAGGCGGTGCCAAATATTTTCAACTCCTGAACAATAATCCTCTTTTTCTACTAATTTTCCCAAAAAATCTTGATAGACACCAGGTTCGCCTTTTTCAAATAATATAACATCACCTAATCTGTTTAAAACTTTCTTAAAATAGTAGTATTTGAATGTTTTCGGGTTGTGTTTAATATGGCATATGAACGGTATACCATTTTTACCCATACTGTATTCGGAACCTCCCCTGACATCTCTGCTCATTTTACGACATGCCGACGACAAACAAAATCCATCCCCGAAAAATTGTGAACGGTGTATATCTCTACCGTCTATATTATCCAGATAGTTAAAATCGGATTTGAAATATGCAATAATTTTCTTTTTGCTTTCTCGATAATTTTCGACTTCTGTTTCGTCAAAAGTTTTTTCACCGGGCCAAGATTTTTTATTAATTTTAGATACTATTTCCTGACTGGTCAGGGCCCCCTGTGCCCCCAACAACTGGCCGGTCACTGGGTCCTTAGATTTCGAAGGTGCAAACAAGCTTGTTGCTCGAGTCGGAAACCATATATATGCTAAAGCGTCCCCCTGATCATCTTTTTCTTCTAACAGTGACCAAGATTGTCCAAAATTGTACTCAATAACATCCCTAAAATTTTTCAAAGACATTTTAGGAATTTTACCCGAGTAAAAACCCAAAGAACTAGCCGTGTATATTTTTCCAGAAAACTTGCAAATATTAGATAGTTGTGGAGCACTTTGCATAACAAATTGTTTTTTGGCTACTATACCGTTTTTTGTTTCTGAATAAAGATTTTCAACGTCAAAATATTCTGGGTGAATCCCTTTAAAACCTCCCATAAAATTTCTGCTGTCAAGGTCTTTATAATTATCTTTGATAATAAGGTCTGAATTACCTCTATAAAATATCACATCATTGTTATCAGCAATTAATTTAACGGGACTTCTCATACTAGCCATTTTTAAGTATTCTACGATAAAATTAGACACAAATACCATACTATCGAATCTAGAACTATATATATCATTGTATTTACGGAAAGCTAAGTTTTCTGAATTATCACAATCAGCTGTGGAAATGGTATAAGGTAAATATTGAAGATTAATTCTCGTTATGTAAAATGTTAAAATATGATCGCGCAAAACCCAACCGTAATTGTTAATTATTTTTTTCCGCAAATTTAGCTTTTCTTTCAAAAAATTTCCAAAATCAACTATATCTTTGGTAGATGGTTGATATTTGCTCCACGAAGATTCTGGTTCTACGGATCTTTCATCTTCATCATCCTCAAATGTTATTTCCGCATCGGGCTCAAGCAATTTTAACTCTTCAATTCCTTGTTTTATTTTTGCTTCATTAGTTAACCATTCAAAATCTAAATAACTGTTATTCGTGATTATGTTGTTATCTGTATTGTAAAACAACCAGTTCATTAATGCCCATAATTTTTCCCACCAATCAACGAAATCATTTACATAATACGTAGTATTAGTTTCATAATCATATCTTTTATGAACTACATTTAATTCGGAAGTATCTTTTTTGGGTTTTCTGCCTAAAACATACGTCCAGTGCATTTGAAGTGTCGTATCTGGAGTCTCATCTAGCTCCTCGGAATATTCTTCATTAAGAATTTTAAATTGCTCCTTATTTGAAGTTCGGGTTTTCCAAAAGAATATCCATTCTGCACTCTCTCGCGTTTCAAACCATGTTGTTTTTGTTTCACCGTCTTTGTCTGCTGGACCTTTTGCGAGCACATTTGGGTCAAAAATTAACTTGGGGAGTTGTATCGCTAGCTCATGTCCGCCAAATACGGCAATAGGTCTTGGTTTCCCTTCGTCACAACTAGTCATTGGGTACAAAGACTGAAAACGATCCCTGGCTTCGCCACTAAGTTTTAAAAATTGATCCCTTTCGTCACGCCTGATCATGGATCCAAATTCCAAAGAATTACAAAATTCTTGGTTGTCTCCGCAATTCGCGAAAAATTTTATTGCCTCTTTTTTGATTTTGTGAAATTTACACAAATCCATGTAAGGACCAATCGTGTACGTTTTGTCGCCAACTTGTACAGGTGAGATTAAAGTGTACAATGGGGAACCATATGTTTGTCCTCGTTGTTTAGCTTTGGCTATTTCTCTTTTAACTAATTGTATTACCACGAGAGGAGGAAATAGCTCTTGTGTTACAGGATCTTGTGGTATCTTTGGCGTAACTCTTCTAGAGCTATTGTCACGATATGACAATGCGTTTTCCCAAGTTTTTAATACATATTCAGTGCTTAAACATTTACCAGCTGATGTAAGAAATCCATCATCAGACGGATCCCCTGATTCTTCGTTTGCTTGAGCCAAAATATCAGAATTATCTGTTTGTAGTTTGGTTTTCTCCGCCATTAAAGTACGAATTGTCGTCATGTCGCGTTCACGCATTGCTTTTTGTATATTTTTGTCTACTTCAGCAATCTGTTTTAAAACAGCTTCTTTTTCCGGGGATGCTGCGCCTTCTTTTTTAATCCATGGTTCGCGTGTTTGAACATCATATGTATATTGTCCTTTGCAATCTTCAGGATCAAACTCGTCGATCAAAGTTTCTTTAAAGTCGGGGGAATTAATTTCCCAAGGAATGACTAAGTTTTTATTGTATTTGTACTTTGAAGTTAAATGAGACTCAAATACTTCAACAGACGCGTTTATTTTTACTCGGCGGCCCCCCAAAACTGACGGGAAACCCGGGTCAAAACCAGAATGTTCGATTATTTTATGACGATTGCTCCATGAATCCTCGGACCAACCTTTACTTCTTATAACGATTCCTTGAACTAAAACAATACCCGCGTAATTATTAGCAAATGTATTTTTTTCAAATAAAGTCGTCCACCAGTCTGCAGATACGTAGAAATGTCTATCAATAAATGTCCCAGGCGTTATGGATTTGTATATAGCATTTACGGAGTCATTGCTTGCCAATATCTGAGCATCGCTCAGAAAATCCTTTAAAAATTCGGGAGAATTCATCTCGGAAGTAATTCTATCTCTCAAGACTTCTTCTGGGATATTTTTATCAGGATTTAGTTTATCGTTTACAACGCCCTTGCAGTTTTCTGTAAGCCTTTTACCTTCATCACAATCAACTTTTCTGGTAAAAGAAACAAGTTTTTCTAATTTATCCATTTTATATGAAAGAAATAGTTTTATAAGTTTTACTTATAAAACTATTATTGAAATTCGTAGTTAGTCATAGTACTGACGCCTTGTAAATAAGCTCCTGGTCTAGAGAATAAAGTATTAATGTCTTTATTTATATGTAATATTAGTCCAGCATTTCTTGACAATTTTCCTCTGGGAAATAATCCATTCAAATTATTTGCCTCGATTGGATCGATACCACTTCCTCTAGCAATAGTTACCGGTACAGCAGTCTGGGGTGCGATCGAAACAAATTGACCGGTCGATGGGTTGAATACTTGTGTTTCTTTGCCAAAAGTTGGTGTACCAAATCCACTCGTAGTAGTTTTTTGACCAATAGGTGTAACACCCATATTTAAGTTTTTAAGACTCTGTTCTTCGTTTTGGGCGATGCCAGCATTGGAATAATTTGGAAATTGAGGCCCATTTGCCAACGATTGTTGATGATTTGCTAACACTGGTTTCCCAACAAGAGGAGCAGGTCTGGGAGCTTTTGGTTGGTTTGTAGTTGTCGAAAGTTTGGAAAAAATAGTAAAAGGGCCCGTTGAAAAAGGCTGACTACCCCATATTTGTTGATTAGAAGCGTTGGCTCCAGTGATTCCATTGTTACTTGGAAAAGGAAGTGGTATAGCAGCTTCAGATAGTTGAACATCTGCAAGAAAGTTTGGATTACCAGATGTCAAACCTATTGTATTTGACCCATTCACAGTGATAGGAGGACCTAAAGAACCCCATAAACCGGTTAACCATAAATTTTCTCCAAGAGCTACGCTGCCAAGAACATCATTATCTAAAATACCTCTGGCTTTTAAACCAGCTGTAATACCTGTCGGGGCTACTGGGTTAGTGGTCGTTATTGTGCTTGAAGGTTCTGCTTTACGAGTTGCCACACCGTCTAACATTGTAGAAACAAGTAAACCTTTTGTAGCTGCGTAATTGTTTACAGGTCCTCCGGGTACATAATAACCCCTTCTGTTAAAAGTATTAATAGACGGATCTGATAATTGACTACGTTTTCCATTTTTAGGAGGCTCGGCGAATCCACTATTTTCAATGGTTCCGAGAAATTCGTCTCTTGTTATTGTTCTTTCCACAATAGCTTTAACTGTTACTTGTGATGATATATTTGCCACGGCAAATGTTGATTCTAAAAATGTTTCATTGGTAATTTCAGCCTCGGAGAAAGTTTTAAAAGTTAAAAATCGATTATGAATCCCCGCATCTCTTATAAATTCATTATCCTCATTTACGTATTGTTCAGATTCTCCAAAAATACTTGTTACGGCATAAGAAGCACCAAACACTGAATAAGGCTGCAAAGAATCTATAGCAAGTGAAGGTGCGTAATTAACCGAAGAAACTCCTGTGGTCAGAGGAGCTAAATAATCGGCAAATTTATATCTGCTCATATATCCCGTGGGTTTAATAACAGCCGGAAGAGCTAGAAAAGGTCCTGGGTCTGATGTTTGATCACTCTCGGGTAAAACACAGTCTCCTAAAGCACTTCTTGACCAAGCAGATGGTAATTGTGAAGTATTGATTAATAAAGAATCAAAATAAAAATAATCTCTTGGAAGAATTGGTGCATAATTAATACTAGTTATGATGGGTGGATTTTTAAAAGCTCCGGAAATCGCTTGATAACCTTCCAAGTATTGAACACTCAATCTCGGGGGTATAGTTTGAGCATATCTAGCTATTGCTTCGTTAGCTGCGTCTCCTAGATCAAAAGAGGGAGCGATCGGTAAATCGTCAGTAGTTGCAATAACATCCTGTCTTATTGAAGG